TCTTCTTGGCCTGGGCCTCGACAGATATCAAGAACCCTGATGCGGCCGTGAATCCGCTGTTGATGGTCCGGTACATCTCCGTAGTAATCTCGATATCATAGACAAATGGAGATGCGTATGTATCAGCCAAGGACCGCGGATTATATCTCACATGCCCCTTGAATCCGTTAACATTTATTAAGAGCTGGTTCTGACGTGCTCTTGTAGAGTTGAAGTTCTCATACTTATCCGGTACTGTTTCAGTTGCGAGGGTATCCTTCTGTATCTTTTCAAAGTATCCTGCAAGGGTTTCAACTGCTTCCTTCCTCTCCTTTATTCCCTCGAGAACATTAATAGCCTTGCCCTTATAGGTGATGGTAAGTGATTTGATTTTCCCCTCTGTAAACCTTTCGTTCAATAGGTTGTCTGCCTTCTCCGCAATAGCAAGCCTTTCCTTTGCCCGGGCCAGCCCCTCTTTTGCACTCCTCAGTTTGTCCTTGGCATCAATAAGACTGCGCTCATAGCTCTGTTTTGCGGTGCGGAGCTTGCGAAGTTCGCCCTGTTTGAATGTATAGAGGATAGCTGTCTGGCTCCCAGATAGAGTTGCCATCATGTGATCGAAAGTCATATCCGTTGGCAGTTCCTCGTCAGCTGCATCGCCCACCTCACGGTCGAGGCCCTCTCCCTTCATCATCTGATTGATGAACTTCTGCTTGATGGCTAACCTCTGATATGCTGTGGCATCAAGGGTTTTTTCAACGCCATAGGTCAGCACCTCAACCGGGAGATTCATTTGCGCATGGGTGTTGCCTTGGCGCAGTATCCTTCCGTTCCTCTGTTCGAAGTCCATAGGCCGGGGAGGCGCATCTACATGATGCACGGCAGCCAGCAAGGTTTGTACGTTTACTCCGGTCCCGAGGCGTTCTGTTGAGCCCATAACCACCCGGATCGTGCCTTCATTGATCTTGTCAAAGATTTCCGCACGTTTGGTATCAGCCTGGTCACTGATAATAGCAATCTCTGTTTCTGGTACTCCTTCATTTACCAGCTTGCGCTTGATCTCCTCATACAGATTAAACCGTCCCCCTCCTATTCCTTCGGGAGATTGATACATATCAGCAAATACAAGCTGTGTGCCTTTATAGTGCTTAGTCTGGTCATATATCCGCTTGACCTGCTTCACCACAGCATTGGTTTTGGATCCCGGGTCATCGGGATAGGCCGGCGATAAAAGTCTTAGGTCAATTGCTGCCTGCTTCGCGCGTCCGAATACCACCAAAGGAATATGTCGTTTCTCCTTCTTCTCTTTGCCTGAGAGCTGCTCCCACTCCTCCATGATAGCCTTGAACCGGGCCATGGCATCCTGAAGTCCCTGTGTCTGTGGAAGAATAATCTTGGTAAACTCGTTATCCTTGAGCTTTGGCACTGTGTTATTTTTCCTAAACTCAGTCACATCCTCCGTCAGTACAATATCCGAATTGGCACGGAAGGCAAGCATAAGCTCGGGTGCGTTCTGGTATGACTTGAACCGGTCAACCGTTTTGAACTTACCTGAAGCGGTAAACTCGAGAGATGGTTCCACCACCCCATAGGTGCCTGCAAACTTGTCAAAGGTTTCGATATGGTACTCCTTCAGGACCTCCGGTGCAACGTAGTTCATCATGGTCCATACTTCCGCCATGGTGTTCGATATTGGGGTACCGGTAGCCAGAACCACATTACGCCCGTTCATCTTCTCCTGGATGAAACGTATCTTCATTCTCAGGCTGAGAGCCCGCTGTGATCCCTTCGTGTCAATACCTCTCACAGTCGTCATTGCTGTGGAGAATCCAAGTTTCTTGTAAGCATGGGCCTCGTCAACAAACAAGGCATCAACGCCCATCTTCTCGAATATTCTGACATCATCCCTCCGGCGGGCCAGCTGGGTATTAACCTTTTTCTCCGCGGCCAGGTTGCCCTTAGCAACATCCTTGACCTTTTTAGTCTTTCTCTTTTCGTCCTGTTTCTCGAGCTGCTTCTCGAGAGCACGAATAGCATTGTCGGCCTCGTTAGCTACAGGATTGTTCCATGCGCTACCCACCTCTTCAATGGCTCCGTCCTTTACTGCTTGCAGTTCTGCTATTCTCTCCTGTATGTAGGCCCTCTCCCTTTCTGGATCGTCCGGGATAAAGTTCAGAAAGCTCTGCGGGAGTATAATGGCATCCCAATCACCGTAGGCAATCCGGTTAAATATCTTCTGCCGGCGGTCCGGTTTGGCATCGTTTTTCTCAGCTACAAGCAACTTAGCTGCGGGGTATAATGTTCTGAATGATTTTGCAAACTGCTCTATTGTAGCATTCTGAACAACTATCATAGGTTTCTTGGCAGTGTTCAGCCGGCGCATCTCCATTGCGGCTGTGATCATAGTAAATGTCTTGCCGGTACCTACCTGATGAGCAAGTAAGGTGCAGCCCTTGACGCACCTGGTAACTGCCTTGCGCTGGTGCTCATACAGGGTGATATCATTGCTGGCACCGGGATAGTGCTGGAATGTCGGAAGGCTGTGTTTCTTCTCAATGAAATTGTTATACATCTCATTGTAAACCTTCTCTATCTGTGCAACATAGTCAGAATTCCCATAGACGAAGTTCACAAATTCGTCCATAATCTCTTCCATCTTGCCTATTGCCGCTGCAGTACCCTCGGCATCAGTTCTTTCAACATACTTATCTCCGTCCCATTCTTTCTTTATTACTCTCGGACGGGAGAGGTGAAGGGCATGCTCTATGAGAGCAAGACCGGACATATCCGCGGTTCCGGATGTATTGTTCTTTGCGCTGTGTGCACCATAGCGCGGGGTATGAACGGACCATTTCTCAACCCCCTGAGTCCACCCAACCTCTATGTCGAGATCTGTAACATGCTTAATGAAATCTTTGATGATCTTTGCTGGCATCCATGCAGAGCCGAGCCGGAACCTAATTAACTGGCCCGGGATATCCTTCGGCAGTACGGATTTAAGTGCATCAACGTTGCGCTGATACTCAGGATCGTCTTTGACAGCCTCAATCGCCTGGTTGTACTTGGTCTTAACATATCCGGATAAATATGTATCCTTGTCCTCGAGCAGACCATTTGCAGGATTCTTATATGCAAATCCCTCATTGATGAGTGCCTGTGAAACCTTCTCTGAGCTTGATTCGAGGAGCTTGGCCATGTATTCAATATCAAGGCTGTTGCGGTAACTCAGAGAGATGTTATAAGCATCTTCTAATCCTTCTGCCTTGGCAGGCTCCGTGACAGGGAAGTTTACTCGCTGAGAGAATATCGGAGATTTGACTATAATGTAAGTCCGGTACATACCCCCGGTCTTATTCTCCTTCATCTCGATCTCAACATCTTCGAGGCCAAGGACCATATTAAACTCCGAATCATCCTCAAGGAATTCGAGAGCCCGGTTCTTATTGAATGTCTTATATGAGCCTACAAACTTATCATATAGCTTATTAAGCCTTTTACGTGCAGTCTCAATGTCGGTATCATTAGAATCCTCGCTCTGTTCCAGCTCGAGCAGATTATTGATTGCATCCTTAATCTCGATATATTCAGCTGTGATCTTCGAGGCTTTGTGCTTTTTCCCTCCTATTGAAACATCATATTTACTCCACTCGGGCTCGACCAGCTCACCCTCCACTACCTCATAGATAACGCCATCCTTATTGATCAGGGTGCCATCCCGCTCCCCTGACGAGGCTTTCTCTCTTTGTGCGGACGCTGTGCTGCCCTCCGTGTTCATAATACCGGTAGGCATGGCTGCTATCCTTGCAGAGATGGCCTCAATGAGATCCACTCCCTTGAGAGGCGCTGCGGTTTGGCTGTTGCCAGAATAAAGTCCTCCACTTCCGGCCTCATGGGCCAGCATCATCTTACCGAGGATATTGTCAGGGTTATCGGCGAAGTATTGGTTCACTTCAATGTCAACCTTCTCTCCAGTATCGGTCTTCCCCTGTCCGATGACCTTAGTTATCCTGAAATCCTGTGCATACTCACTCGGGATTTCCCCGTTTCTTTTGCGGAACACAAGTATATCCGTTGTAACCTCTGTGCCAGCATTCTCTTTAAAGGCATTGTTAGGTAGCCTTATTGCGCCAACCAGGTCAGCATTACCCTCAGTTACCACCCATTCGCGGAACTTCATGCTTGCCGGCACATCCATAGTTGATGCGGAGGTAATGAATATCCCTAGCCCACCAGGCTTCAGTTGCTTGATACCTTTTGCAATGAAGTAATTGTGCAGAGAAAACTTTGAAAGGTCCTTGAATTTCGAATCAAACGGGGCAGTCTTGCCAAAAGGAACGTTTGTGATAACAATATCCTGCGATGCTGGCTGCAACTTCGAAAGCTCATAGCCGGATACGTGCACCGATGCCTCCGGATACAACTTGGTAAGAATACGCCCGGAGATGGTGTCAAGCTCGTATGATGTGAAATGTGTTGTGCTGCCAAGTTTCTCGGGTAGTGCTCCAATGAAGTGACCGATACCACCTGCGGGTTCAAGTACATTACCTCCCTGGAATCCCAAGTGTTCTGCCAGTGCCCACATCTTACGTATGATAGGGATGCTGGTATAGTGCGCGTTGATTGTTGAGTTTACTGCGGTCCTGTACTCGTCATCTGAAAGCAGCTTGCGGATATCATCATAGTATCCTCCGTACTTCTTCTCCCAATTCTGTTCATACTGCCTCCATCGGGCTTTCTGTTCGTCAAGTGCGGCAGAGAGACCACCCCATCCGGTGTACTTTGCAAGCACCTCTTTCTCTTCAGGTGTTGCGTTGCGGTTTTGTTTCTCGAGTTTATTGAGGAGTTTGATTGCGGCAATGTTCGCCTTGATCTTGGCGATCTCTCCTCCTGGTACAAAGTCATCCTCACGGATGATGTGATTACTGGCGCTTAGATCTTCAGGCTTCTCTCGATCTCCGGTATCATCTGTCTCAGTTCCCGGGACCACTTCGGTTCGTGCTCCCTCGGCGGTGCTAGCAGTTCCCCGATCACTTCCTCCTCGGCCATCGGCCTGGTCCTGCCGTCCTTCATCAGAAGGGCGATTGTGTTCTCGGCCCACTCCACCTTCTTGGCCAGGTAGTCCTGAAGCCTCTGTTGATGATACATTTCCACCAGACCGTCCAGCCGGTAGTCCTCCATCCACCTGAGATGCACTCTTGCCAGAGGTGTCTGATACGCTTTTATTTCCATCCTTGTTTCCATTGCCTGTCTCTGGTATATCAAAGGTACGTTTTTTTTCTGAATTATCATGCTGATTCTCTGACTTCTTAACGGGTTTGTCATCAAAAAGATCGCCAGCAAATACAGTCCCTTCTCTTTGGTCAACAGCCTTTCTTATCTGCTTTGCAAACTCCCCTGCGGTTATGCCCGAGGAAATCCACCGGTTCTCAAAACCTGAATACTTATTTTTCTTAGAGGTAACTCGCCACATGATTGGCTCGCCTTCACGTAGAAAGTCGCGGATCTTGAGTATCTCGCTCCATTCGTTATTAGACCAGCCATCAGGAGCAACCGATACATCAATATATACTCCATACTCCGAACCAGGCTTCCAAAGGATAATGGTACCATCACCACCCGCCGGGGCAACATTGGTACTGGCATATACTGTTTTGCCCTTGCGGTCCGTATCGTGCTCATATCCGAGTACCCGCGCCAGCTCCTTAGAGAACTTAACTAGATCCTTTTTGAATACTTTCTCCGCCTCTTCTGTACTCCTCTCGGATGGTTGAGCGCCCGGTCCGGCTTCATATATCCCTAAGAGTACAAGTTGACTGTCAATCTCTTCAATCTGACTGTCTATTTCTTCGAGGGCGCGTCCTGCTGATTCACGATCTGTAATAGTTTCTGCTTGACGTTCGATAGCCTCTGCCTCGCTTTCAATAGCCTCAATGCTTGGTCGTTCTTGTTCATTGCTTTGTTTGGTTTGATTTGTTCCCAGGAAATTATCAATGGTCTTTACAATAGACGCCTTATCCGTCCAATCCAACTTACCGGACTTAATCATCTTATTAATCTCATCATGAGGCATCAAATCGCCGGCGTACTTCCTTGCCTTAATCAGGTGATCCCTCCATCCATCGGGAGCAATTATTCTTTCCTGCTCCACCTCTGTTTTGGATACTACATCATAGCTATCCATGCCCTCTGCATTGAATTCCGGCCAATCACGGACAGCATTATAGAATGACTTGAGGTAAGGCTTGATAGCATCACCCATATCGTTAACCATAGCCTTGGCATAGTCAGCAAACTTACGGGCACCGGCCTCAATATGGTATCCGGCCAGGGTGATACCGGCCTGCATAGTCTCAGGATCAATCCCCGCACTCAGGTTGCCGAACTTCTTACGAAGGATCTCCCGGGCCTTGGCTGCCGCATCCTCAGTAAATACTGTATTCTGAGAGCCGTATGAGGGTTTGGGTTGTGCCTTGGGCTGACCGAAGATGTCACCTGCAAATTCTGGTTTATTGGGTTGTATGTCAGGATACTCTGCAAAAACGTCTGCTGGTACCTGCTTGCCCTGTTTTATTGCTGTTTCGATATGAGCCTTATGCTCCCAATCCATGTTACCGTTTTTGTAAAAGCCTATCGTGCCAGCTCTTTCTACGGTAAGCATGTCTATTGCAAGCTTTTTAGAGGCATAGGCTGTTGTGGGAGAACCATCAGGACGATTAGCATACCACTTACCCGATGTGTCACTTTTGATGACTTGCTGGCCAGGATCCCATTCGTTCCATCGGTCCACTTGGTTTTGCCGGTACTCTTCCTTGGTCATCTGCCAGGGCTCCTTCTCAACGGAACGTCTTACATAATCCGAAGACGTATGCTTTACGGGGGTTACATTAATCTCCTTGAAGAATGGTTTCTCTTCCTTCTTCTCAAATATCTCCCCTGCGAACTCCGGAGCCGGGGCTGCTTCTGTTTCCTCCGGCACATAGGATTCGAGCTTGCCCTTAATCTCATCAAGACGGTCCAGCTTGAACATCCATGCTTTCTGCTTCGGGTTCCACATACCACGGAGAGACTTCAGGTAATCCTTTATTGGCTTCGTGTCACCGGTAACGATAAACGCCTTCTCGGAGATAGGTTTGTACTCGTACTTCAGTCCAGCTTCTTCCTCTTTGGGTTGCGATAATGGTTTGATAAGAGATTTATCGAAGATGTGGTACTCAATAGCAGCCTTGCCTCCGCTTGGTACCAAAGAGTGATTTATTAAGAATGTTCCATCATATCCCTTCTTAGTGAGGAAATCCACCCAGGACTCTTCTGCTTCACCGGTAAAGATCATACTCATATCATCAGAGTCAATCTCACCTCCCTTTTCAACACCGCCCCTTTCTGGACCTAACTCCTCTAAAAACTCCCTGCCTATTCTGTCCCCCTCCGGGCTTTTGTATTTAAGAAGAGTTAAGTTCCCGGGTATAGCAAACTCTTGCACGTCCGATGAGTAACGGGCTGCATTCTCCTTGGAGTCAGTAACAAACTTGCCAGCCCTGTATCCACCCTCCTCGTCAATACCAGACCTCATCCCGCGGTACACGGTGATTTGTGGTACTTCCTTGGCCTGTTCCTCCTTCTCCTTCACCGCCACATTCCCGTCAACCGGCTTGCGGGTCCTGGTACCACTACCTAACCACTCCTTGAATCCCTCCATTGACATCTTGGAGATAGATCCGAGTCCCTTCCATCCGGGCTCATAGTTGGCGAGGTAGTTCTCCCGGGCTGATTCGGCTGAGTTAAAGCCAAGCATGACCTTATGCTCATCGAATACCCCTGTCTCGGGATCCACCTGGTCCACGACATAGACAGCATCGGAGTCAAGGTTATCGCCAATAAATACATCCACCTGGTCCCCGTCCTTGCCTTCAGTCCTGCGGAAGTATCCGTAGGTGTTGTTCATGAGGTTGGACCACTTTGTTCCGTCCTTGCTCACTCCGGAGCGAACGGAGCCGGCGGGATTCTCAATGGAGATATCGAAGCCCAGGAGATTCAGGTGCCCCTTCTTATAGTTGCCGGCCTTCTTCTGCTCCTCAGTCGGGCGCAGGTCAACCTGTCCCTCTGCCTTGGCAATAGATACAAATGGATCAGGCGCATTTCTTATTTTCTCCTGTTCTGCCTCAAATTCACTCTTGATCTCAGCATGTATCTGCCTTGCGTCTTCAGGTGTTACCTCTGGTACCTGCTCATATATCTGTTCGGGCGTTGATGCGGCAGCATCCTCATACATGCCTCCAAAGTGATCAAGTACAATCTGTTTCTTTTGTGCATAGGTTGGTATGCCTTTGCTTGGCTGTGGTTCCACCTCCCCGGCATTCTGCACTTCCTCATCGGCTGCAGTCTCGTCCGGGAGAGATGGAGCCTGTACTTCAGGCTGAACGGCTTCTGCCTTCACATCGGGAACTGCAACAGGTGTTTCAACCTTTGGTGTCTCGGCTGCCGGAGCTACCGGTGCTGCTGGTTTCTTCTTCGGTTCAGCGACAATATTGTAAGTATCCGGAGTGAACATATCCCCGGAGTCGGTCATCTCTGCCTTCCAGGTGAGCTTTGGGTACCGCTCCTGCAGTTTCTTCAGTGCTGTCTCGGCCTCTTTCTGTGTCTCGAAGGATTCACTCATGCGGAAGTTGCCATCCTCCTGGGGAATGATGGTGAATTCATTCTTGCCGTCTGATACCTTGCGTGACTGAGGGCTGACGGTAGTAGTTTGTGCCGTTTGTGCCACTTGTGCCAATGGATTCTGCTCCTGTGTCTGTGGTGCCTCTTCTGCCGGCATACCGAACACCTCTCCGTATTTGTCCGGAGTGATGGTCTGTGAATTTGCTGTCAGGTTGCCCTCCTTGTCAATCTCATTGAGGACAATGCCCTGGTCTGTTACCTGTGTGACATTGAATAGCTGCTCTCCTATGGGGATGGTAGCACCTTCCTGCACGGGAGCTGTGGCCTTGGCTGCCTCGCCTCTGACCTGCTGCATGGTAGCCTGGTAGTTCCGCATCTCATTGGCAACCCACTCTTCATAGGGCACATCCATTGAGTTGATGATCATGTTACCCTTGGTCATCTCCGGCTTACTCTCAGGATTCTCAGCATCCACGACAGTCACCAGCATGTTTGCGGGATCAGTAGCGAAGTTGGTGGACTTGATGATGACCTTACGGCCATCCTTCATCTCTCCGTACTTGATGAAGTTCTGGTCCGGCAGTTCATTATTGAATCCGTTGTAGGCATACTTCTTCCCTAGGTCACGTATCATAACCTCGGGATCCTGCTCCTCGACAGTAAGAGGACCGGTGATAGGACCGGCTTTGCCTTCCCGGGCTGTCCTGTACATCTCGGCTGTCTTTTCTGTGAGGGAGAACATACCGCCCATCCCGGCACCGATCAGCACACTATCCCAAAATCCGTCTTGTATCTCCCGTTCAGGATCTTCGCCTGAGAGGATTGCGGCAGCATTCTGTCCGAGGGTTGTCAGTCCCTCAGATATACCTTCATGGACCGGAGCAAACCATACTCCGAACTTCTTATATGCTTTGGCAATGAGATTCTTTGTGGCCGGAGAGGTGAATGCCTTCTGCACTCCTTCCTTGCCTGTCTTTTGGTAGATATCCATGAGAGCCTTCCCCATCTCCCTGGAACCGAACCTCTCAAACAACCACTCAAACATACCTACAGTCACGGCATCAGCCACCTTGGAGCCATAGTACATATCCTCACGGTCCTTGACATCATCAAAGGTCTGTCCTGCTGTTCCTACTCCGAGCACAGCGGCACCACCGGGGACAAATGCAGCGGCCAGGGTAGGTGCAAGTGATTCGGTTATACCATAGCTCACTGCTTCCAGTGCCTTACCGAATTGTCCTGACTTCAGATATTGTGATGCTGTCTTATCATGCCTGGTAACACTCTTACTCCAAGCAGTAGCATCATCCTCAAACGCCTGCCCTACTTTGCTTTCATTGACTTTTTCCCCGATTGTAGGGGTATATGATGCTGTTGGCTGGTACCGGCCTAACTTCGGAGAGATCTCTGCTGCTTCCTTGATAAGGTAATCTCTGGTTTCCTCGTCTATCTCACCTCTCTTGTACTGCCTGTTGACCATCATCTCCGTGAGAGTGACCATCGGGCTGTTGGCAAGTGCCTCTGCTCCCTGCAGCGATGACATAGCCATATCACCGAGAGAAGCCCCTGAAGCCATGAGCTTGCGGCCAAGACCTTCCATGTAGCCCTGTCTCTTGGCACCAGGCAGATCAAACTTACCGGCATCAATGTCTCTGTTATACTTGCGCTCCGATTTCTTCAGGTCTCTCAGGTCCATCTCTCCCGTGAATTCCTCTGCGGGCTGAGTGTCCTGTGCCTTCGGTGTCTTAGGCTTACCTGCAAGCAATGAGTCAGGATCCACCATCCGATGCCCCCACGGATCCAGATCATCACTGACCGCTCCGGGAGTGCCCGCCTTCTCGGCGTTAAATCTTTTTAACAGTTCTTCGGTGGAAAGGACCTTGGGTTTCTTCTCTTCGTCAGTAATCATGGCAGTTACTTGAGGTTCGAATAGACAAACTCTGCAAACTCCTTCGCAGCAGCATCATCATAGCCCTGCCCTTTGAGATAAGTGAAAGCTGCGGATCTCTTCTCCTCGGCACTGTACCCCTCAGCATTGAGTATCCCGTCAATCTTCGCTGTCTCTTCCGGTTGAAGGTTTATCCCTCCTCCTGCACTTGCTCCATCGTCAAAGATGTCCTTGTACTCTGAATTGAGCTGTTCCAGTTGTTTAGCACCTTTCTTCCTGGTGACATCAATCTGGCTCCGGCGGGTTTCGTATTCCTGTACCCGCATGGCTTTGGTTCCGGCATCATACATCATCTGCTCATCCTGTGGGCTGATCTTCTCCCCGGAAGCCATCTTGCGGACCAATGGTGCATACCGGTCCCAATGCTGCATCACAATGTTCTTGAATGCAAGGTTATTAGTGAGGTTGGAAGGGGTTATATTGAGTTTGTCTATTCTGCTAACTGCCGGGTCGTTGCGCATCCATTTCAAGAGCTGCATCGCATCGGTGTCGCTCAGAGGGATATCAACGCCCGCCTCAAGGTCAGGGATTGCCATGAATGGGGCTTTGTTGCCATACACGGCTTTGTATCGTTTCAGGAATGGATTGTTCTGGTCAATGGTGGCCTGTTCTGCTGCCTCACGGGCATATATCTCTCTGACAGTATTACCGGAGCGTTTGTCCTCAAGGTCCATAGCTCTCTGGCCGCCCTTCTCTGCCTCCTCTGCCCTGAACTTCTGCTCGGCGGTCATATCCTCCTGCTCCCATCCCCGCCTTTGGGCAAGTTCATTGGCCCTTTGTTCAGCGGATCTCTTCTCCGCATCGAGGCTCTGCTGGTATGCAACATCCTTCTGGCGGTTCCCCAGGTCAGTCAGACGGAGACGCTGCATGGTATCATCGCTCTGATCCTGTACCTGCCGCATCCTTTCAGAAGCCCTCATAATCCCGGGATTGATCCCTTTAGGAGTAACCGTTGCCCCGTGGGCGGCTCCCACACTGTCAATAATTAGCCTGAGAGTATCCCCAATAGCATTTGTCCGCTGGATGCGCTGCTGGCCCTGCTGTAGCTTCTGCTTCTTCTCTTCCTCTTCCTTGGCAAGTTCCTCGTAAGGGAACACGGCTGAAAACGGGCCTTCCTCAATAATTGGCTGCGTTGTAGGCATATCTCTGTTAGTTTAAAGTATAGTCTGGTACAGTTTGGCGTTCTATCCTAACACCATACCGATTACCTTTCATTGCTTCGCTTTGCTTTCGTCTTGTTGCTTCAGACTTGCATTTGCCGGCTTTGCTTATTTTACGGCGCGTTTCTTCTGAAATCGGGGATCTATGTTTCGCGGCCTCGCTCATTTTTTTTCTTGTCTCAGCAGATATATTGCTCTTTACCTCCCTTATTTTTCTCACATGCTCTTCTGAGAGTTTTTTACCTTTATTTATCTCCCTCAACTTCTGTTTTGTCTCTTCTGAATACTTTTTGCCCTTCTGTGATTTACTCATCTTTAGGCGAGTTTCGACAGAGAGGGGTCGCCCACTTAATGCTTCGGATAGTTTGCGTTTTGTCTCTTCTGAATGATGTCTCCCGTAAAATGGATTACTGCTGCCAAAATGCCGAATCCCTTTATTCCCATCGCTTATTTTCTTTCTGGCCTCTTTGCTTGGCTTGATCCCATGAGGACATCCAATAGCGGTCATAGAGCAATTAAAAAACGGCTTGTATGAATCCAAAAAATATTGTTCTGTAGAAAGAAGATCTTCTTTATCACAACCTATAATCACAGAAAACACCAAGTCGTTTTTGCCGTATTTATTGAAATGATTCTGCAATTTCTTTGAATGATGAGTGTTATGCCTTAGGTTATAAATGTGGATATGCCACCTCCTATGTATATTCACGGCGCTCCCTATGTAAATCCTTGCGGGCTTAACTTTGGATCGAATCTGATATATGCCAGATATCTTCATGAATATTAGAGTCCCTTGAGCGTATTATTCATGAATCCCTTCTTCAATTTGAGCCCATTTCTCAATGAGCCTATGACATCATCCCCTCCTTCCATCCCTCCAAGCTCTGCTGCACCTATTCCTAAGTTCATCGCATTACTCATGAGGTTGTTCCAGTTCTGACTTTTTCGGGCGAGGTTATCCTGCTGCATGTTCTCAAGGCCCATCTTCTGCCCCTGGTATTCCCTGCGAATCGAATCCTTGTACTGTGTCCCGTATCCTGCCAGGCGCATGACTGAATCAGCCAGGCCCTTCTGCACCTTGTCACCTGTGGCAACCTTGGCTTCATCGGAGGCCCCGGTGATGGCGCTGTTCTGACCGACCTTCTTCATCGCATCCCCGTAATAGGTCCGGAGAGATCCTATCGCTGCTTTCCCGGAGGTTGTATCGAGGTATGGGGTGTTGTATTCGGTGTTGTACCACTTGTCCAGGTCAGACATGCGGCCTTCGAGGTACTTATCGTACCGTTTGTTTGCTCCTGCGGATCCTACCGCTGCTGCTCCCGATCCAATGAGCGAGACAAGCGTGGAGCCAAGGGCTATTGCTGAACCTACTCCTAATGCCATGGCGACTTGTGTTAATTAACAGTGATAAACGTAAGGACTATCGAATACTTATTATGGTTTTTTAGTCCGCAGTTGCGGACAATAGAGCCGAATGATAGGGGTAGGAACAGCGACCTTTGGATGTAATTCAAGATAAGATGAGTGACGAGGTAGGGAAAAAGACCGCAAGGGAGCTGAATAGAATGCTGCTTAACATACAGAAGAAACACGGCAGCGCCTTTGCGTACAGTGATGAGGATATTGATTTTGTCCTTGGCATCCTGGATAAGAATAAGCATAATGTCCTTAAAACCGCCAAAGAGACGGGAGTGGATGGCAAGACCATTAAGGTATGGCACAACCGGAGGGTGATCACGGCCTCACAGAAGAAGCTATCAGAGGAGCTTGACAAGACTTCTGAAAACCAAACCATTGAACAACTCAGAGAAACCTATGAGAGGGAGGTGATCAACGCAAAGAGAGCCATCCTGCAGACGGTAGTCGAGAACGTTGCGCTCTGCAAGGCAAACAGAACACTGCTTGCCACTCTCCGGGCTATCAATGAATCCGCACAGACACCAGGCGTATCAGCTGCCAAGACTGCGCCCCCTCCTCAGAAAGAGGGAGGATCGGTCCTGAAGATGATTGCG